TCTTTCTCAAAATCATCAACATAAAACCAAGCCTTTATTCTATTTTCTCCAATAGTTTTAATCATTCTTCTATATCCTTTAATCTTACATTCTACTTCATTTCCATCATCTTTAACTAATGATAATTCAGTAACATATAACATAGGATTTCCTTTGATGTCGTTAACAATAGCTTTATACTCAATATCAACCATCTTATATTTTATATCATAATTCTCAAATAATTCTAAATATTTCATAATAGTCCTAATTTTTTTGAATCAAATATATAATCAAATTCCTCTTCTATATTTTTTGCATAACCTATAATTTTAATAAAAAGATACCATTCTCCATGATTTTCTAAAAATTCTTTTTGGAATTCATATGTCTTGAAATCTTTTGTATTCATACCAATAAAATCTATATTATCTAAACCAATAATCAGCCCATCATATTTTATATTTAATCTTGTTTTCTTTGCTAATTTAATAGCTTCATCATCATCTAATAATATATTTATCTCATCAAATCTTTGAATATCTAAATAATCATCCTTAGTTGTTATGCCAAATTTATTTTTATAATGACTATTGCCTGTAGCATTAAAAACTCCCCATCCTTGATTTTCCCATTCTTTATAATGTTCATCTATATATGGATCACATAATAGAGAAATCTCTTTATATGGATAATTTTTATCAATTTTTTTATTTTCGTATGTTTTTATATATTTCATATTAATCCTAATTCTTCACTATCTATTAAGTGTTTATATTTTTCTTCTAATTCTTTATTTAATATTTTAGATTTATATAAATAAAAAACATTCTTTTTATTTTCTTTTATTGCTGCTTTCTGAAATTTCTTACCACTAAAAATATCTTTTAGATAATTATTAAATTCATTCTCAAAATCTTCACTCACTTTATACCATTTATTGTCTAATTCATCTAGTTGTCCCATATTATCTATATCACCTTTATCATAATTTTCTACTTCGCCTTCTCCTCCACAATAATCACAATCGATTTCGCCTTCTCCAGAGCATTCAGTGCAGTCTACTTCTTCATCTTCTTCATCTTCTTCATTCCATTCTTCAACCATGCCAGTACCATAACAATCTCTACATTCTTCTTTTCCAGTACCATAACATTGTTCACATTCTACATAATCTTCATCATTTTCTTCAATATCAAAAGCTTCTATTATTTCTAATACTTTTTTCCCAATTTTTAATTTTTTATCTAATTTAAGTTCAATAAAATAATCTACCATTTCTTCATGAAATGATATATCACTATCATTATTATTACCCCCAGAAGAATAGCCATTCTGATAATATTGTGAATGTCCACCATTACCAACTTGTTGAGTATATTTACCAATTTGTACTGATAATTTCATTAATGTAGGATCAAAAGAACAAACATCATCAATATTATTAACCATATCATTATAATTCCATTTATTATTATTTGGTTGATTCCAATAACTATATGCTGTATTAAGTATAGCTTGTTGATAATCTTTACCAAAATCACTATCTTGAATTAAATTTATTAGAAAATCTTTATCAGTATTAAATGTCTCAAATAATTTTAATCTCATCTATTGAAAATTTATTTTATATGAATTTACTTCATCTTCACCAGCAGTGGCTATCTTACCACTTTTTGATATGAATCCTTGTGATACCATTTCATCCACTATCCTATAATCTATTTTAGAATCCATGAAAAATTCACCTTTATCTAATTCGTCTGAATCTGGTATAATAATACTCAATTCACCATAGATATCATTATCCATCATAAGATTAATCCTAAAAGGTTTTCCATAGATATCATATGATAACTTAAATACCATCTCATCATCGTCCAATGTCACTGAAAATAAGCCTGAGAATGTATTATAGTCCTTCATAATTCTTTAAAGAATATTGTTTGATTTATATATTAAAATATAAAAACAGATAATCGGTTTAAAATAAAAAAACCTCTTAAAATAATTTAAGAGGTTTAATTTTCATAACCAGTCTTTCTGATAAATGGCGACTTTTTCCATGAGCCTATCGTAATATTTTACCGCTTTTACTTTTAGAGTAGCCATCCATTTGTTTCTATCAATTTCAGTGAATGTTAAATTATTATTCATATCTTTTATTTGTAATTGTCCTTTGCCAAGATTTTGTATAGCTAACATTGACCAATGCAATTCTTCAACAAGCTTAACTTCAATTTTTGTTATAGTAGTTACATCATCTCTTGTTATATAATCAATAAAAGCATAAACCAAATAATTATTTTCTGATTCATAAAACTTTCTCAATCTATCAATTGAAATTAAATTAGGCATAGAAAATTCATTCTCTACTCCATGACTTTTAATATCAACTTTATAAATATTCATATTTTGTTCAACTTGAACATCTTCAATAGTCCTTTTGCTTTTTGCTTCTTTTACTACAATGTCACCACCTTGTAAATCAAATATTTTAGTTGTACAGATTTTTTCAATCTTATCAGCAATTCCTCTTTGTGCTAAATCTTTTGTTTCGATTTTAGTATTTACTAATTCTAACAATATATTTTTTATATTTTCAATCATTTCAATACCCTTTTTAGTTTATATTCTCTTTGTTTGTGTTCATAATATTCTTCACCTTTATCAGTAATAGTTAAATTGTAATTAGTTTCTATGAATTCATATTTTCTGCATTCTTCCATACAAAGAATTATCTCAACCTTACTATAACCTCTATCATATAGATCATTAGTATTATTATCATTTTTTATAGCATCTATTAATGTGAATTTTTCCATAAGTATAATTTTTATACAAAAAAAATATAAAAGTTTAAAAAAACTTTAAAAAATAAAAAATAAACATTGTTTCTTATTTTTTATATAATTATAAATATTAAAAACTTAAAAATTTAAAAACATGAAAAAATTATTTATTGTATTATTAGTTCTATTATCATTTAATAGTCTATATTCACAGAAAGATTCTGTGATAGAATTGAAAAGTGTTGTTATATCAGCATATGAATCATCTAGATATACACCGATAACATATAAAAATTTAGATAGTAATGACATAATTAAAAATTATGGACAAGAACCATCACAAATTTTACAAAATACACCATCTATAACATCATATAGTGATGCTGGTAGTGGTTGGGGATATTCTTATATTAGAATGAGAGGTGTTGATCAAACAAGAATCAATATGACATTGAATGGTGTTCCATTAAATGAACCAGAAGATCAAGGTTGTTATTTTTCTAATTATCCTGGCTTCTTATCTACATTAGATAGAATACAAATACAAAGAGGAATAGGTATGACTAAAAATGGTGTATCTTCATTTGCAGGTTCTATTAATATGGAGTCATAGTTACTTGATTCAAATTATGTAAATGTTAAGTTTGGTGTTGGTTCTTTTGAATCTTCCATGAAATTATTACAAATTGCAACAATATGAAGATAAATGTAAATGTAGAAATTTCATGTATATACCAAAAGAATTATCAAATTTAATAAAAGTTTATTATAAGAATACATACAACCCATCAACTGTTCCCGGTTCATTAACATATGATGGTGAATATTTGAAAATAGGTTTTTGTGAAGATATCTTGTTTTAGTTGTTGAAAATAAATATATAAAGAAAATAAATTAAAATAATGATTGACCAAGAAAAAGATTATGACAATCAATTTTTTAGATCTGTAACTATTGCATTAGCAAGAACTCTAAACAAACAAATTAGGTGGATAAATAGATTTGAGGATCAAAAAATTAGAGTATTCCTTCCTTTTTATACAAGTTTAACTGGAGATGAAAGATTTAGTTTAGATGCTTTTGTTGATGATATAGTTGATAAAAGAGTACAATTAAATACAGATCAATTCCAAAGAGGCACAATAACATATAATGGATTTGGTTCAAGAAGTGATGAATTTGCTAACCCTAATCAATATTTATCTAAAAAGGCAAATATCGATGGACAGTTAAGAAAAATAATATCTAAAGTAAAAGCTGTTCCAGTATCAATAAATTATGATATAGAAATACAATTAGCTACTGTCAATGAAGTAGATAAATGTTCTCAAAAATTAATGGATGTATTATTTAATTATTTCTTCTTCAATTTTGATTATTATGGATTAAAAATAGATGGTTTTTTCCTATCACCAGATGATAAATCTATTGAAATACCAAGAGAAATAACAATGGATTCAGAAAGAAAGAAAACTATTAAATTTTCCTTAGAAGTAAAAACATATTACCCGATTTTCAGAATAACTACAGATGATTTAATTCCTTGTGATAATGATGATGATATTGATTGGGATGAATTAGATATTCCTAAACCATCATCAGATTTTATAGAATCATTGAAAGAATATAATGAACACTTTGGACAAACAAATTATGTTGGTAGTGATAATGGTGATGATAAAGAAGGTTTAACTGCTGTACGAAAAGTTTATTGGAGAAATTTTTATCATAAATTGGGAGAAGATGAACCTGGTGTAAATAATAATATAACACACCCTAAGAACTGGGACAAAGAGGACTTATAAGAACTTCAGTAAAATAATCAACTCACTTTTAAGAAAAAAGTGGGTTTTTTTATTAATATATACTATCAAATAATAACTATTATTGTACCAGAAAATTAAAAAAGGTGCAAGATATAAAAAATAAAAAAATAAAAATGAAAGATTTAAAATTACATTTATTCAATTTTAAGAACGAATTGACATTAGAGCAATTGGATGTTTCAAAAATAATTCAGTCATGTTTAGAAAATTATGATAACCTTTCTGAAAAAGAACTTTTGACATCATTAAAAAACAACTTAACATCTTTTTCTTATTTCAAAGAAGTAAAACAATTATTAGAAACTGTCGAAGAAGAAGTTGAATCAAAACCTCTTATTTATGATTTAAAAGATTTGTATAAGAAAGTTGAAAGAAAAAATTTAGGCGTGCTTTACAGACAACCACTTGTAACTCTGTTAGAGATTATTAGTAGATCCGATGATGACGCTAGAATGGAAGGTGTGCTTAATGAATTATCTATGTATGATTGGGTACCTGAAATAAAACATTTCTTAATGAAAATGACATCTTCGCCAGTTGAAAGACAAAATCTTCAAAATTCTGGTAAAGCTGCAAAAATTTATACTCTTGTAGAAAAAATTGAAAATGGACATTTAAGTTATATTTCTGACAGATGGTTCTTAATTTCTGAAAATGAAATCAAACAAGTTTTAGCAGATGATTACATTAAAGATGATAACAAAGTTAGAGAAATTAGAATGTTAGAAAAAGTGTTACAAATCACAGAAATTATAGACAATGTAATTACTTTCCAAATTGATGAAAATCTTCAAGTTGGTGTATCTACAGAGAAAAAAGGAATTTATCTAAATGGTGAATTATTAGACAAAGAAACTACATTAGAAACATTATTTAATTCTCCAATTGTTCCTATGATTAAAAGAGATTATTATGCATTAGTTGAAGCAACTATGAACAATCTTGATAAATTTATGGAATTAGATGTAGCATTAAGAGTTTCTAACTTATTAAAACCATTTACTGAAAGTTTTGTATTTAATTATAAAGACAAAATGTATGTATACTCAAAAGATGATAGATATGGTACAAAATTTTATGCTTACGAAAGTGCAAATGAATTGATTCATGATATTCAACAAGAATTTGATTATGACTTAACTTATTTCTATGAAAATAAACTTTCAGGTGAATTGAAACAATTAAGAACATTAGAAGATAGAGAACAACAAATTAATATCAAATTACAAGATGTTAATGAATCTATTGATATGTTGAAAGAAAATGACAATTTAATGAAAGAAAATAAAGAACTTGAAAGAACATTCAATAACCTTCTTGTTTATAAACATAAATTAACTAAAGAGTTAAATGTTGTTAAAGAAGAAAAGAATGCAGCTAGAAGATCTATTATTAAATAATTAAATTTCAATTAAGCAAAACAAATCCCTAATAAAATTTTATTAGGGATTTTTTAATATTTTTTAAACTTTTTATATTTTATTGTATAAAAGAATTAACGTGAGAATTGACTTTCTCATCACATCCAAATAATAGAAGGCTTATCTAAATATTTTTCCCAAAAAAAATAACACTAGATGAATGGCTAATTATTTAAACGATAGCGACCTTTTCTATGAAATAGTTCTTAGTAAAGGCAAAGGTTATCTAACAAAAAACGCAGAACGATACTTCCAATTAATTGCAACCAACACAATACGAAGAAAAACAAAAGACTATAGAGATCCAGATGACATGAATGATTGTCTTCAGAATGGTTTATTAGTTATGTTTGAAAATTGGAAAAATTTTAATGAAAAAAAATATAAGTTTGCTCTACCATATTTCACAGAAATATTCAAAAGAGGTATTGCAGCAGGTTATAACGAAATTCATAACAAAAAATCCTATCAAAAAGAAAGAGTTATTATGATCTCGATAGATTCTTCAAATGAAGGCAAAGGATTGCATCATATCTGATCACTTAGTATATTTGTTTAGATTGCCTTCATATATAACACCGTTTATTTCTCTTGTGGTTGACCATAGTGGTTGTAAATTATCCAAAGAACATACAATAGATGGTGGTGTATTTTTATCAAAAGAACTTACAGGCAATATATGGTCTATATGCCATTTGCCATAATTTTTCCAAGTCATTTCTGGTGTAAATTTGTCAGAAATATTATTCTTCAAATCTAATGCACTATAACCTAATATATCAATTGTTTTGCCTTCTTTTTGTGTACCCATTCTAATTAAAGTATTTCTTAATAAACTTCTCCAACCAATGATATGATTTATTCTGTCTTTGTTCTTTCTATAATATACTTTTCTATATTCTCTTATTTTTTCTTCATTATTATCATAAAAATCTTGATACCATTTCTTTATTTTTTCTTTATTTTTTCTACGATAGTTTTTCTTATATTCTAATATTTTTTCTTTATTTTGTTCACGATATTTTTTCTTTTTTTCTTTATTTTGTTCATTATATTTTTTATAATATATTTTCTTTTTTTCTATATTTTGTTCATTATATATTTTATCGTATTCTTTTTTCTTTTCTTTGTTTTTTTCACGATATTTTTTATTCTTTTCTTTATTTATTATGTTTTTTTCTCTGATATATTCTTTATTTTTTTGATAATATTCTTTGTGATAATTACTATTCATATTTTTTTATTTTTATATATTAAAATGATTAACCCCTTTTTTATTTTTGGTTCATAGTTTTTAATATATACAATATATGAAGAAAACTATACACACATCAAAAACTAGAAAGGGCAAGAAAAGATATCATCAAGGTTTTTATCAAGTTAAAAATACTGAGAAATATGTTGGCGATTTATCTTGTGTCAGATATTTATCATTATGGGAATTAAAATTCTTTATGTATGCTGATTTTAATATAGCTATACAAAAATGGTCAAGTGAATTTATAACAATACCATATCAAGATGGAGAAGGAAAATTTCATAGATATTATCCTGATATTTATATTGAAAAAGTTAATGTTAAGGACCCAGATATATTAGATAAATGGGTTATTGAAATAAAACCATATAAGGAAGTTAATCCAGGGTTTATTAATGAAAATGGCACAATAGAACCACCTGAAAGGTATATTAAAAAATTTACTCCTACTGCTCTAGAAAGTTATGAATACCAATTAAAAACATATCAAAAGAATCTATATAAATGGACAAAAGCTAAATATTGGTGTGAAAACAATGGTATGACATTTAAAATAGTTACAGAAAAATATCTTAAAAAAATAGGAATATTATGATTTTTAGTGATTTCAAAACATACATATATGGTATATTAAATACTTATAATGATAGTATAATTCAAATGATAACTCATGAAACCGATAAATTATTTAAATTAACAAGAAGTCCAAATAGAGATGAGATAATGAAAATTGATCCAAACAAAATAAGTGTTGGATTAAATAGATTTTATTTAATAAGATATAATTATAATGGTAATCAAATATGGTGCCCAATATATGCCATGGAATTTAGAACAATAAAAAACAAAAATATATTATATGCTTTACAACTCGAATATTTGCCACCAAAATATAAAATGAATTTATTTTCAATAATTTTCAATTATGGTGCAGTAAAAGATATATTAGACAAAAACAGTATAATAGATAATGTAATGAATGAATTACCTTTACCTATAGAACCAAAAGCATTTTATAATATTCTTAAAAATAATGGCAATATGAATTATGCATTAACTGGTTATGATTTTTCTAAAATAAAAACATCATATAGAATATCAACCAAAATATTACCAGAAATAATAATGGCTGATTGTAAAAGATATAACTCTACTGATATGAAAGATCTTATAGAAAAAATACAAAATAGAGATTTAGAAAACAAACTATCAATAATTATAGAAGAGTACAATAAACTTATAGAAAATTATGAACATGACTCAGTGGAATATCATAAAAAAGTTAAAAATTTTGAAAAACATTTAAAACTTTTTGAGGACTAAAATTTTTAATATATAAGTAAATAAAATAAATAAAAAAATATGGCATCATATAATAGATATACACAACAATCCGGAGGAGGCTTTAATAATCTTAATAGTTCTGTAGAGAATAGAGGATTATTTAATAGAATGTTAAGAAACCTAAGTAATTGGGGAATGGATATAGACCAAATGGTTGTAAAAAACGCATACACAACAGGTATACATGAAGCACCTGATGATGCACAAGGCTCAAGTGAATTTGGTACAAATATGTATGATATATTTACTAAAAAGATTGTATCAAAAGTATTAGATAGAAAATCTGTTGCATTTCTTGATAGAGCTTATGAAGATAAAAGAAAAATTTTAAGACAATATTCAATAAAAGATGAAGTTAAAGATTTTGTTACAGAGATTGCAGACGAAACAATTATTTATGATGATAATAATTTTTTTTGTGGAGTGAAAGATTTACCTGATGAATTTGACAATACAATAAAACAACAATATCAAGAAAATTTTAAAAAATTATATAGAAATTTTGGTTTTGATGATGGACTTACTGCATGGAACTTCTTAAAGAATTTCTTAATAGATGGTTATATTGCATATGAATTAGTTTATGATAATAAACAAAAAAATATTATAGATTTACAACCTATTGACCCTATGACTGTTGTTGTTGCAGCAGACCCAGAAACAGGAACAATTATATGGATACAACATCCAGATAATCCACAAAACAGGAGAGTATTATTAGATTCACAAATCATATATATTTCATATTCAAACAATAATGAATTTGCAGAAACTTCTTATGTTGAGAATTTAATTAGACCTTATAATCAATTGAAAATGATAGAACAAACAAGATTATTATACAATATTAATCAAGCTGCAATATATAAGAAATTTGTTATACCAACAAATGGTTTAACAAGACAACAAGCTGAACAACAAATATATTCATTAATGAGTGAATATCATGAAGATGTTCAATGGGATGATAGAATGGGTACAGTAACAATAAATGGTTCTACTGATATTCCTCATTCAAAAGATTTTTGGTTTCCCGCATCAGATAATGGAACACCTAATATTGAAATTATGCCAACTTCAGCTATAGATCTAAACGAAGATACTATGTTAAACTGGTTTATGAAGAACTTGAAAAGAGCATCTAAAATACCATTTTCAAGATTTGAAGAAGAAAGTGGTGGAGGAAGTATGTATGGTGATTCTTCTGAAATCACAAGAGATGAAATAAAATTTGGAAATTTTATTAATAGAATAAGAACAGTATATAAAGAATTGATAGTTAAGCCAGTAAAAATTCAAATGATATTAGATTTTCCTGAATTACAAGATGATAATTTATTCTTATCATCAATAAATATAGAATTTAATAAAAATGAATTATTTGAAGAATGGAAATATCTAAACAATTTATCAAAAAGAGCAGAAATTTCTTCTACACTAAGTAGTAATTTGCAAGATGCTGAAGGTGCTCCATATTTACATATAGAATGGATTGTTAGAAATATTATGAAACTTAGCCAAGAACAAATTGATGAAAATAATAAATTCAAATTGACTGGTGGAGGTGCTGGTGAAGGAGAAGGAGGTGGCGGAGGCGGTTCTGAAGGCGGAGGTGGCTCTGAGGGCGGAGGTGATGAAGGTGGTTTCGGTGATGAAGGCGGTGATGAAGGAGGTGATTTCGGTGATGAAGGTGGAGCACAAGATGGTGGAGCACAAGAAGGCGGAGGAGATGAAGGCGGAGGCGAAGATTTCGAATTCTAAAATAATGAAAAAATAAACAAAAAAGTTGTAAGATTATCTTACAGCTTTTTTTTATACCTATTAATATAGAAAAATATCACATTTTCAAGTTAATATATAAATAAAAAATATATTATTGCTATGGCAGACAACAAATTTGTATTAATTATAGAAAATTCTGTCAATGGTTTGAAACCTCTCAATGAGAGTACACAAATAGTAAATGGTAAAAAAAATTATCTTCTTTCTGGAGTTTTTACAGAATTCAACGTATTAAACAGAAACGAAAGAATATATACAGCCGAGAAATTTGTACCCCATCTAAATGAATTAAATGAAAGAAAGAATACATTAGGTGTTGTATATGGCGAATTTGATCATCCAGACGTATTTGATACATCATTATCGAGAATATCACACACCATTGAGAAAATAATTTATAACGAAAAAATGAACAGAGTGGATGGAGAAATCAGACTTTTAAATACACATTGGGGCAAAGAGGCTAAAGAATTAGTCGATGACAATTGTCCTATTTTTGTATCATCAAGAGCCGCTGGTATCACCGAATCCAATGGTACTGTAACTGTGAAGAAATTATTCACATATGATGCAGTTGCTGACCCTGGTTTCAGTTCCGCTAAAATGGAAATGAAATCCTTAAATGAATCTTTCGGATTCAATGAAAACGCAAACTTTAGGATATATGATATATCTGACGAGTCAAAAATTAATGAATTATTCACTATGAACAACAACGATTTTATAACAAAAAATCAAATGGTCGACTATAGTAATTACTTAACAGGAGAGATAGAAAAAGTTAAATCTTTCTTAAACGAGAATGCTAAAGGTGGAAATGTAGATCCTGCTGAGATGACAAAAATCGCAGATTTATATGAAAACATGAGATCAACACAAGACAAAATTGCAGGTTATCTAGATTATCTAGCTGAAACTGTACAAGTTGTGGTCAATGAGAACAAAAATCTTAAAGACAAAACTGAAAAATTAGCTGAGCATAATGATTACTTAGCTGGAAATCTAGAAAAATCAATTAACTATACTGAATATTTAGCTGAACAATTGGACAAAACAATTGATTACGGTGAGTATATTGCTGAAACATTAGATAAGAATATTGACTTCTCTGAGTATATTGCAGAACATGTAAATAAAAACATCGAATTCTCTGATTACTTAGCTGAAAATCTAGAAAAATCTATTGATTATTCTGAATATATTGCAGAAAATCTAGATAAAAACATTGCTTATTCTGAATACATAGTTGAAAATGTTGATAAGAATATAGCATACTCAGAATATATAGCTGAAAATGTAGATCAATCTATTGCTTATTCTGAATACTTAGCTGAGAATATTGATAATAATATAGCTTATTCTGAATATGTTGCAGAACATGTTGATAATAATATAGCTTATTCTGAATATATAGCTGAAAATGTATCTGATGGACAAGCTTATATGAATTATATTGCTGAAGGTTTAGATACTACTATCGAAAACATAAAAGGTGGAAAATTAAATGAAGAAATGGGACAATCAATTCCTAATTTAAGAGATATTGAAGATGTTAGTAAATATTATGATGAAGAACAAGGTGCTCAAGTACAACAACCAGTTCAAGCAGGTGCTCAAGTAGTTCAGCCAGGTGCTCAAGTGCAACCAGGTGCTCAAGTACAACCAGGTGCTCAAGTACAAGATGAATTAGATGTACAACCAATTCAAGGTGAATTAGCACAACCAATTCAAGGTGAATTAGATGCAGTTCAAGGTGAAATAGATGCACAAGGCGAATTAGGTGCTGAACCTATTGTAGGATTAGTTCCAGGTGAAGAAGGTTTAGTAGAACCAGGTGTTGAAGGTGAACAAATTGCACAAACTGAAATAGTACCAGGTGCTACAGTTGCAATTGGAGACCAAACTGGTGAAGTATTAGCTTCTAATCCAACAAATGGTATTGTTACTGTGAAAATCGCAGAAACAGGTGAACCAATTGAAATTCATGAAAGTAAAGTAACAATTATCGGTAATGCTATTCTGGAAACAGAAGAATCATTAAAAAATTATATTGGTAATTTAATAACAGAAACTAAAAAACGAAAAGCTTCTGAAGAAAACGAACCACATTTCTTACAGTTTTTAACTGAAAAGAACAAAAACGCATGGTATGACCTGTCACTAGAAGATAAAGAAAAAGTAACTTTTGCAATAAATGAAAGCAAGGCACCAGTTTATTCTGAAAGACAACTATTACATGCAATTCAAAACACTCTTTCTGTAACAAAGTCAGATGATGAGTTATTACTTGAAAGTATGCCTTCTGGATTGAAACCTATATGGGAATCAATTGACGAAAAGTATAAAACAAGTGTAATAAGTCAAGCAAGGTTGTATCCAAACTTAAATACAGCAGCTAAAATCGAAGCTTTCTGGGAAAGTAGAAGTCTTGAAAAGTATGTTTCAATTAATGAAACAAAACAAGTATTAAATGAGAATAAATCCTTTGATAATACAAGTTTGACAGATGACTATATTGATAGTTTCATCTCAAAAATTAAAAATCTTGACAGATAATCCATATTTCTTTTGAAAATGGAAAAAAGTCATAATAATTATATAATATATAATTAAAAAATAAAACAAAAAAATATGAACTTTATAGTTGATAAAGCGAAAGCTAATAAAAAATGGGCTCCAGTGTTAGAATCATTAGGAGTTAACGAATCTCTAAAAAGAGATTGGATGGCTGAATACGCAGAAATGCATCAGTTAAATGAAAATGTTGCTTATAGCACATTAGGTAATCTACAAGGTATGGGTGCTGTAAATGCTCCTCAACCAGGACAAGTAGGTTCAACATGGGGTACTGACGGTGCATATAACCCATCAAATGGTGGTGCTGCAGGATCAGGTGATATTGCACAGAATTTACTACCAGTTTCTATGAAAATTGCTGCTCAAACAATTGGTTTAGATTTAGTTGCTGTAAAACCAGCTTCTTCTCCAAGAATCGAATTGTTATTTGTAGATTTTAAATATGATAACAACCCAGATGACGTTGCTAATCAAGACGAAAGACCATTAGTATTCAAAGT